TGACGTTTGCTCAGCTTTACGAGGACTTGCTGTTCGAGGCTGTTTCTTGGTGGAAGGTGACCGCTTTCGGGTGGAAGTCCTATCCGATTAACGCGGTGCACGTCCCGGTGAATCAGGTGATGGTGTCGGCCGGCCGGGTGTACATCAACGGGCTGCCGGTGGCTGATAACGAGGTGATCCGGTTCGACTCTCCCAACCCGCCGATGCTGGTACACGCCGCCCGGGCGATCCGCACCTGTCTGCTTCTGGATAAGACCGCCGCCCTCTACGCCGACTCTCCGATGCCGCTCGGCCATTTCACACCCAAAGAGGGAGCGATGGACTTGCCCGAAGAGCAGATCCAGGCGTTGTTGGACCAGTGGGAGGCGGCACGGCGTGCGCGGGCGTGGGGGTATGTCGGGGCGGCGTGGGACGCCAAGAAGATGCAGTTCGACGCCGAGCAGATCCAGCTTGCCGACCAACGCCAACACGCGGTGTTGGAGATTGCCCGCGCGGCGGGTGTTGACCCGGAACGGCTTGGAGTGTCCACCACTTCGCGCACCTACCGCAATTCTGAGAGTGAACGTCTCGACATGTTGGACTTCACCCTTTCCGCGTATGTCGCCGCCGTCGAGCAGAGGCTTTCCATGAAAGACGTCCTCCCCCGCGGCTACAAGGCAAAGGTCAACTTCGACGCCTTCCTGCGCTCCGACACCAAGACCCGCATGGAGACCTACGCGATCGGCGCCCCGCTTGGTGTCTACACCGAAGATGAGCGACGGGCGCTCGAAGACCGTCCCGCGTTGACGCCCGCGCAGCGAGCCGAGCTTGTACCGGAACCCCAACCGATGGAGCCAGTCAATGAGTGAACCACAGATCACATTCGACACCGGGACGGTCGAGTTCCGGGTCAACCAGGAGAAACGCACCCTATCGGGGCTCGTCGTCCCTTGGAACACGGTCGCCACCGACGCGGCCGGGTCGGCCAAATGGCGTTTTCGAGAGGGGTCGCTGTACGCCACTGATGTGGGCCGCGTGAAGCTCAACCTTTTCCATGACCGTTCCAAGCCGATCGGCAAAGCCCTTCGGCTGGTGTCCACCCGCGAGGGGTTGGACGGGACGTTCAGGATTGCCCGTGGAGAAGAGGGGGATCGGGTCCTCTCGCTCGCTGAGGACGGTGTCCTTGACGGGTTCTCCATCGAACCGCACTTCGGCGATGACGACGGGTATCGACCCTCTGAGTCGGACAGGTCCGTAAGGGAAGTGTTCTCGGCGCGTCTGTCGATGGTCGGCCTGGTGCCGGCCCCGGCATATGACGACGCCCGGGTCACGGTCGTCAATCTGTCCGAAAAGCAAGGAGAAATCAAGATGGCTGATGAGAAGAACGCCATCGAATCCGCCGGTAAGGCGGAGGAGAAGAAGGAAGAGAAGGTCGAGCCCGAGTTTTCGTTGAAGGACGCCTCGGATGCGCTCAACGAACGACATGTCGAGTTGACCAAAGAGCTCGGAGAGTCGATCGGCAAGTCTGTCGCCGGCGCGTTCGAGACCATGTTCGAGGGCATTGACTCTCAGCGTGGCAGTGTGAAGGCGTCGCGTTGGATGCAGGTCACCGAGCCGCCGATCTATCGGTTCACCGGTAGCGGCCATTCGCTGCTGCGTGACGTCTGGTATGCGACCAAGGAACACGACCCCGACGCCGCCGAGCGGTATCGGAAGTTCCAGGCGCAGCAGCATCATGTGGCCAAGACCGCCGCGGATCGGCTGAACTTCGCCAACCCGCAGAACATGCCGATGTTCGACCAGGCCGGCCGTCCGGTGTTCGCCGACATAGACACCACGACCGCGGCTGACGTGATCCCACCCGGCTACCGGCCCGACCTGTTTGTGCCGCTGCTGGCACAGGGTCGACCGTTGGCGGATCTGCTGTCACGTGGCACTCTGTCGGACGCGACACCGTTTGTGGTACCACAGTTCGGGACGATCTCGGTGGCTCTGGTTGGAGACCATGCCGAAGGGTCGCCACCGACCGAAGGCACGATGACGCTGACCTCGACGACCGTGTCTCCCGTGGCGGTGTCCGGCAAGCTGCCGATCACCCGGGAGATCATCGACTCTTCGAGCCCTGGTGTGGATGGGATCGTTCTCGCCGCGTTGCGGGAGGACTACGCCCGGAAGACCGAGGCCAAGGTGTACACCGAACTGGACGCTTCGGCGACGGCAGGTGACACTTTCGTCGTGGCAACCGCGGTGCAGGATCTCAGAGACGAGCTGAACGACTACCCGTTCACCCGGTTTGCAACACCGACAGGTGGGGGGGTCAGCCAGGTTGCATCGGCAGCCTTGGGCGCAGGTGTTGACACCACCGATCGTCCTCTGATCCCGTTCGTGGGGCCACAGAACGCTTACGGACAGGCAAGCGCCGCAGGCGGTGGCTGGTCTGTTGACGGTGTCGTCTTCGCCAAGGCGTGGGCGATGACCGGAGGCACGGGTGTCGCCGAGCTCCTGATCGTCAATCGGCCCGATGCTTATGTGTGGGAGTCTCCGACCCTGACCTTCCGCTTCGAGGAGAAGCAAGGCCCGGAGATCATCGAAATGGCCCTGTTCGGCTACTTCGCCACCAAGGTGCTGAGGGCCTCCGGGATCATCAAGCAGGATGGTGCGTAAATGGCCACCTTGACAGTTCAAGATGTTGGTGATGGTCTAGCCGACGTCACCTTCGCTGCAGCAGCAGCCGGCGGGGACGCGGTCCCCGCCGGCATCGAGAACGCCAACCACCATCTCGACGGGGTGTTCCTGTTGATCAATAACGGCGGTGCCGGTGCGATCAATGTCACTGTGGCCAACCGGGCTTTGGTGGCGGTGGGGGCTGGCGACATCGGAATGATCCCCTGTAACCGCGGGGTGTATCCGGGCAACCTGATCGGGGTCACTTATTCGGGTGTCACCACGGTCACGGTCGCCGCGGTCAGGATCTGAGGAGGTCGATATGTCTGAAATCAGAGCCGGTGGTCATGTCATCGGTGAGCACGGCTGGGAGCCGGCCGGCCTCCAAGCCGAGGAACCGGCCAAACCCCTCGACAAGCTGAACAAGGCCGAGTTGCTTGAGACAGCGGCCGCGGCGGGTGTCGAGGCCGATGAGTCGATGACCAAGAAGCAGATTGTCGCCGCGCTCGAGGAGGAGCTATGACTGTTCTAGCCAAAGTCGCTCTCCGTGACACTGTCATGGCCAGGGTGAGTCGAGGTCGTACTCCGGTGTCGAAGCTGGCACTCCGAGCCAATGTCGAGGTGGTTCTTCGCGGACCTGATGGGAACGTGAAGTATCGGGAGGTTGGGGAGAACCTGGTCACCGATCATGGCGACGAGTTCGTCGCCCGCCGTTCCATCGACGACGCTGTGGCCATCGTTACCGGGATGAGGCTTGGGACAGGCGCCACCGCGGCAGCGAAGAATGGTGCGGGTGCCGCCATTGTCACCTATATCACTGCATCTCAGGAGGATCTTGACGCGGCTGCTACCCATTCGGACAAGGGTGCCGGCGCCGGTTACCGAGCTACCTATGTTTGCACCTGGATCGCGGGCGACGTCACCAACGCGGCGATCGCCGAGGTGGTGTTGAGCGACGAGACGCCGCTGACCAATGTCGCCGGGACCGCAGCTAACACGGTGGCCCGGTTCGTGTTCGCCGCGACGATAGACAAACAGGCGGGTGACTCCCTTGAGGTCACTTGGAACACTGATGCTCTAGGCGCTTGAGGAGTGGAGGATGAAAGTCCTCTACCAATGGGCAACGGTTTCGCCGTCTGACTGGTCCGAGGTCGACTCAGCGGATTGGGCGTCCCTGCCTGTTCGTGGGCTGCCCGTGCTAGAGGTCGGGGCTAACTCGACGCCGGGGTGGGTCAACGCCATCAACGTCCAAGGGGTGAGCTTCGAGGCCGATCACTACGCGGTGGAGGACATCCCTGACGGCTGCAAGGTGACGGTTTGGAACGACGACCTGACCGACCGCCCAGCGACCGAGTTCTACGCCGCCGAATGGACGTTCCTCACCCTGGCTCCCGACGAGACGGCTGGCGGGCTGTACAACACCAGGCAGAGCCAGGTGGTCTACATCGGGTCGGGGCTGTCGATCGAATCTTCACCTGACAGGGTGGTGAAACCTTGGGCCGAGTTCATCCTGCCCGATTCGTCGCTGGTCCGTCACGGTATCTGGATGTCCGATACCGACTTCGCTCTCACCGTCGAATCGAGGACTCCGAAGGGGTGGAGAGAGTGGACCGAAGGGGTGCCCGAAGGGAACGTTGTTGACGGTCGGGTGATCGGCTGATGGCTCAGACCTTCTACCACCGCAGTACCAGTAATCCGGTAGGCCATACAAGCGCTACACATCGGGTGGAGCACTCTCTCACCCAAGGATCGTCGGCAACCACTCTGGTTTCAGCCACCCACGCTGACGGGGCTGATAGCCAGTTCGTGTGCTTTACCAACACCGGCTCCATCGGGAGTGCAGATTGGGCGTCCGGTAACTACCAGTGCATTATCGACTGTACCGCAGCCGGTGCCGACATGACATACGGGTTGCTCACCCTTGGAGCGTCGCCGGGTCACTTCGGTAGAAAGAGTTCCGGCGGTGTCGACCAGGAGACACGGGAACAGACCGAAGGTGCCTTCTCAGGCACCGGGCTGAAAACAGCTACCACCGGCACTTGGGACCCTTCGGCTGGTTCAACAACTGAGGATTTTGAGTGTGTAATCGCGGCAAAACGTGCCACCACCGGAGGGCACGGCAACCAATCTGTCACCATTGAAGTTGACGACCCGGGGGCTAGTCCGGGCAGGTCGATATGGGATGGAGAGGCTGCTGGCACTATAGTCACACCGGCCACCGTCACGGTCACCGTCAGTCTCCCCGGGCCAACAGTCAGTGGCGCGGCGTCGGTCAGTCCGACAGCGGTAACCACAACAGCGGCACTCCCCCAGGCTTCGCTCATAGTCCCAGCGACCGTGGCTCCGGCAACCATCGCGGTCACCGTTGCGATAGCGCAACCTGTGATAGTGGTAGCCCCAACCGTCACCCCGGCCACCGTTGTTACGACCGCCGGGTTGCCTACAGCCTCTGTCAGTGCTGCTGCCACCGTCACCCCGGCAGACATTGCCACGGTAACCACCCTCCCCACTCCGACTATCGACACGGGTGGTGGCCCAACCACCGTCACTCCGGCCACCTTGGCAGTCGTCGCAGCTCTTCCACAACCGGCGGTCCAGGCGGGCGCTCAACTCGTTCCAGGAGCCGTTGCCGCGGTTGTCACATTGCCGACACCGACAGTCGCTGCAGGGGCCACCGTCAGCCCCGCCGTCATCCAAGCCACAACGACCCTGCCGCAACCCGGGATCCAAGCGGCAGCGTTGGTGGCACCGGCCACGCTGGGAGTCATAACCGCGATACCGATCCCGGTCGTGTTGGTCGGTCCCACCGTCTCTCCTGCCACAGTCGTTGTTTCCGCTGACCTCCCAACTCCGACCATCGATGTGTCGGGTGGAGCGGTCACCGTCACCCCGGCGGTTGTTGCACTCCTCGTTGGCTTACCCACTCCTACGGTTTCAGTTCCAGGATCCGCTAGCCCAGCAACGGTCGTCGCTGTTGCCGCCCTACCGAGCCCCTCGATCACCATTGCGTCGACCGTCACACCAGAAACACTCGCCTTAGCGATAATTCTGGCGGCACCAGCCATCCAGGCAGGAGCCAACGTGGGTCCGGCTCTGCTGGCCGCCATCGTTGCTTTGGCTACCCCGACACCGTTCGTTCCGGCTGCCATCTTCTGGTCTGTTGACCCGGTTGGCTACACCCCGGCCCCGGTCCCATACACGCCCGCCGCGCCCGGCGAACCACCACCCTGGTAGGAGGAACCTTGGCCCTTTGCACCCAGCTCGACGTCGAACAGAAACTCCAGTGGGATGTCACCGCCGAACCGGACACCACCATCACCGCGCTGATCGCCGACGCTCAGGCGCTTATCGAATCCCATGTGGGACGGCCGCTCGAGGATGGTCCCCGCTCTGAAATCTTCGACGGCAACCGGGTCGCTTTGTTCCTCAAGTTCTGGCCGGTCACCGCTATCACCACTGTCACTGAAGATGCGACAGTCCTTACCTCGGCTGATTACAAGTTCTATGCGAACGGGAAGCTGATCCGTACTAACACTACCGGCTATCAGATCGTGTGGAAAGCTTACAAACCCCAGTCGATTGAAATCGAATACGACGGCGGCTACCTGGCTGGCCACGACGACATGCACGACCTAGCGCTTGAACATCTCGGGTCGATCTGCGCCGAGGTGGTGGCCCGAGCATTCCGCAAAGGGGCAGCCTCCGCGGCGATCCCGGCCGGATCCGCTGGAGCCGTCCAATCGGTGAGCCTGTCCGGGTCGGATACGGTCACCTACGCCACCGGCTCTGGGGAGTCTTTCGCTGGTGGAGGGCTGACCGCGTTTGTCTACCTGGAAGAGCATGAGAAAGCTCAGCTTGGCCGTTACCGGGGTATCCCGTTGGGCTTCGCATGAGTGTGGCTTCTGACTTCGCCGCAACCCTGGCCCGCACCGAATGGGCGCTCCGGTTCGTCGACACCTGCATCGTGTCCCGGGTCACCGGGTCGAGCTTCAACGAGACCACCGGCCAGACCGAACCGACCACCGCGCAGGTGTACTCGGGAGGATGCCTGGTGAGGCCCGCCAGTGCCTCAGAGACAGACTTCGGGGAGGCACGAAGACAGGAGGTCGACTATGACCTGTATCTGCCGTTCGACGCCGCCGAGCTCGCGGCGGGTCAAACGGTGACCGTCACCTCCACCCTCGACCCCGATGTCCCGGTGCTCACCGTCCTCCGCGGGTTCTCCGATTCGTATCTGACCAGGCAGCACTACGAAACCAAGGTGGTGACATGATCGACGTATCCCAGGTGACCCGGTTTGCCGCTCGCCTCAACCTGCCTGTCATTGAAGAACCCTGGATCGATGAGTGGTCGCGCAAGGTGGCTGACGATATGCGCTCCCTCGCCCCGGTCGACACCGGAGCACTACGGGATTCGATCGACGAGACCAGTAACGGGGTCGAAGTGGGCGTGGACTACGGCGTGTACGTCGAATACGGCACCGCCCACAACGCTCCGCAGCCGTTCACTGTCCCTGCCATCAATCGGAACATCAAATCCGCCGCGGCCGACGCCGGTCGGCTGGTGGTCCGTCAACTGACATGACGTACACGATTTGGGAGACCCGGCCGTTGGCCGCAGCGGTAACCACCCAACTCGAGACCACCGGCAAGACGGTCGGCCAGGCGATTTCACCGGGGGGGAACCCTCCCTACATGGTGCTCTACCCGCAGTCTGACGCGGGGACTGAAGGGTCGCTGTCCGACCCCCACCAGATCGTCACACAGACGTTCTCGGTTAATGCCGTCGGGGATTCGATGGAGGAAGCCGGTTGGATGCAGGAGAAAGCCCGCGGGGTGCTCGTCGGGTGGACGCCGGGGATCACAGGAGCCACCCCGATCCAACTCGACTTTGGCTCCGGGGTGTTCCGCGACCCTGACGGGCCGGTCTTCTACACCACCGACCGATACCGGGTCTTCATCGGCTCCTGATACCACGGAACGTTCATTCACCTGACCAGAAAGGATCCCCATGCCTGTCGAATGGGTCATTGTCGTCCTGCCTGACACCGACGCTCCACCCGCCCGTGTCAACAAGGAGCACTACGAGCAGCACCTGAAAGCCAAAGGGTTCGTGTTGGAGACGACCGCCCAACGGAAGAAAACCAAGAAAGAAGAGGAGCAGTAGATGGCGAAGTACGCGACCCCAGGCAAATCCGAGGTGGTCTGGGTGACAACCATGGCGAACTATCTGACACCGACCGCGGCGGAGCTCAACGCAGGCACCGACCTGACGAGCTACGTAAGGGCGATGCCGGGGCTGCCAAGGGGCCTCAACCTTGTCGATGTGGCCACCCTCGACTCGAAGTATGAGAAACGTCAGGTGGGAACCCGCGGCGGCGATGAGCTGTCTGTGGAGTTTCTCCGCGACGACGTCACCGACACCGCCTACACGACCCTGACCGAGGACACCGCCGGGTTCCTGGTGGTCGCCCGTAAGGGTCTCGCCACCCCGGGCACCTTTGCCACTGGTGACAAGGTCGACGTCTACCCGGCGACGGTCGGCTCGGTTGAGGATGGTGTTCCTGGTCGTAACGACCCGGACTTCTCGACGGCGCGGCTGGTCGCCACTCAAGACCCGAACCGCAACTACTCGCTCGCCGCATAGTGAAGGTCGGCGACCTGCTCGACCGGTACAAGCCGGCCGAGAAGACGATCCGTCTCCTGTTGGACGGGTCAATCACAGCGCGGGTAGACGACGCCAAATTACGGTTGAAGCAGGCCCGTCGCACCGAAGGTGTGGACGGGCTTTCTTCGCGTGCCCCACAGATCGAAGCCGAACTCCGGGAGCTCGCCACCGAAGCCAACGACCAGTCGGTGGTCATCAAACTGCGTGCCATCCCCGGCGAACGGTTCGACGCCCTCAAATTGGCCCACCCGCCAACCGAAGCCGACTTCAAACGGTTCCGTGAAGCCCAACAGGCACGCCCTTACCTGAATCTCTCGGCACCGGATGTCAACCCGGACTCGTTCGCCCCGGTGCTCATCGGCCTGTCGATCGTCGAAGTCGACGGGGAAGAGGTCGACTGGGACGAGAAGGACGGCCAAGAGTTGTGGGCTTCGTTGCATGACGGCGCCCGCGCCGACCTGTCCGAGGCTGCGTGGGAGGTGAACGGCCAGCCGTCGTCCCGCCCTTTATACGAGACCGCTACCGGTATGACCTCGAATTCCGGCAGCGGGTCGACTACGCCTGCGGACACGGAATCCCCGCGTCTGTCTTTGGCGGAAGGGTCGTAGCAGAAGGCGAGCCCCACTGGCTGCCCGAAGACCGCGACGTGGTCGCCGTCTGGCAGTCCGAACAGCACGACCGCTGTCCTGACTGTGGGACGTTCGGCTGGGAGTGGGAGGAAGCCGACGAGCCGTGGCACCCCGATCACTACACCTGTCGGGGATGTAAGGGCCTGACCCAACACCGGAAACAGGTGGAGAACGCCGTCCAGGACGGCACCAAATACGCGTTGTTTAGGAGGGAACGTGGCGACTGAACGTCTCCGGGTCATCCTCGAAATGATGGCCGGCCAGTACAAGCGTGAAGCCCGCGAGGCTGCTACCGCCACCGGGCGGATTTCATCCCAGATGGGAGGAGTCAGCAAGGCCGGTGACGCGGCGCGTAGAAGTCTCACCCAGGCGGGGAAAGCCATTGTTGGTGTGTTCGCCGCCCGCGCGCTGATCCAAGGAGTCGGCCAGGCGATCGACCGGGCCGAAACACTCAACTCAGCGTATGCGATCACCGCACAGGTCATCAGACAGACCGGTGGCGCGGCCAATCTGGCAGCCGACGACATCAAGAAACTGTCGCGGGAACAGTCGCTACTCACCGGTGTCGACAAGGCCCTCATCGTCGAAAGCAACAACATCCTGTTGACCTTCAAGAACATCCGAGAGGAGGTCGGGGAAGGCAACAACATCTTTAGCCGGGCGTCGACACTCATGTTGGATGTGGCGGCGACGATGGGCACGAATGCGACGTCGGCGGCATTGCAACTCGGCAAAGCGCTTAACGACCCGATCGTCGGTATGACCGCCCTGCAACGTGCCGGGCTCACCTTCTCCGCGCAACAGAAAGCTCAGATCCGACAATTGGTCGACAACAACGATCTGCTATCGGCGCAAAAACTGATCCTCACCGAGCTCGAATCACAGCTTGGTGGCACGGCGGCAGCATCAGCCGACGCCACCGACAAGATCGCCAACCAATTCAAGGAGCTACAAGAGGGTTTCGGCAACTTGGTTCTGCCCTTGGTGGAGCAGCTCAACGTCGAGCTGTTGAAACTGTCCGGCGACACCCTCAGTGCGCTCGCTGCGCAGACCGGCCAAGCCCGTGACTCGGCAGTCTTGTTAGCCGGGGCGCTCAACCAACTGGCCGGAGAGTTCGACGACTTCGAACGTGAAGAAAGAGGCGGCAGGGACGCCCTCGACGACTTTGGACTAGGGGCTCGGGAACTCGTCAACACCGCTGGGCTTGCCGACTCTGAACTCCGGAAACTCCGCGACGGGTTGCCCTTCCTGGTGGAGAACTTCGACCTGACTCAACAACAGGCCGACCTGTTGGCTGAGGTGATCGGCGAGAAGCTGGTCCCGACCAGCCAGGAGATGGCAGCCCACGCTGCATCACTCGAATCCGAATTGGATGCCCTCCACGGGACGACCGGTGATGCCACCGCAGCCACCTACGAATACGCAACCTCCCTTGAGGCGCTCGAGTTCGCTGAGGAGCGGCAGCGGAAGGCGACGAAGGCAGCCCGTGACGCTCTCCTTGCCAAACGCGATGCCCTCCGCACCATCCACGACCCGCTGTTTGCGATGGTGTCGCTCAACAATGACCTGGCTGAATCCGAGGAAGCGGTTGAGGAGGCGTCGAAGAAGGGGGTCGCGTCGCCTGAATATCGGGATGCGGTGATCGATCGGGCCAGGGTGCTCGCCAATCTCGAAACCACGATGATCGAGTTGAAGACCAAAGCTATCGACCCGACCGGCGTGGCGGCTGACAGAATGTTGGAAGGGCTCGACTTGCCACCCGAAGTGATCGCCGAGATCTTTAACCAGTTTGACGCTCTGCAAGCAGACTTCGAGGGTCGAACCTTTCGGGCGACCCTGTCTATCCCCGGGTTCGGGTTCAATGATTCAGGGGTGGCGGTGAGGACCAGCACCCAGATTTTCCGCCAGCACGGCGGCCCGGTCACCGCAGGCAGACCGTATGTGATCGGTGAAGCCGGGCCCGAACTGTTTGTTCCCAGCCAGTCCGGGCATGTCGTGGCAAACCAGAACATGGGCGGCCAAGCCACTGCCGGGACGACCATCAACGTGTTCACCCTCACCTGGGGCGACTTCATGCAAAAGGCCAACAAGGCCGGTATCGACATTCAACGGTTGGGCTGGTAGTGGCGGTCACCGACCTGAAATGGGAGTTCGCTCCAGGGTTTACCATGCTCGACGCAGCCCCCACCTGGGTCGACTTATCCACCGGGAACCCTCAAGGTGGCGGGTTTGCCCGCGGGGCTTCTACTTGGCGTGGCCGTCATTCGGTGAGTGGCCGGATTGCTACCGGCACCGGGAGGCTGGTGTTGGACAACCGGGACGGACGGTTCAACCCGGAGAATACGGCAGGCGCTTATTACCCGAACCTTGAAATCGGCACGCCGTTTCGAGCGAAGATCACGGTCGGGGTCACCACCTACCCGATCTTCTACGGGTCGGCGCGGGCATGGCCTCCCGCCTACCCGAAAACCGGTGACTCGTATGTGACCGTCCCGCTGGTCGACGGGTTCTACAACCTCAACCTCGAAGACCTCCACGGCGAAACCTATGTGGCTCAAACCACTAACGCCCGTCTGGCCGCGGTGTTGGACGACGTGTCATGGCCGGCGGGACTCCGCGACATCGACACGGGTCTCGCCACCGTCCAGGCGACTTCGGTCGGGGATCCCGGTGACGGTGGCGAGCATCCTGGCCTGGCTCACCTGTTCGACGTGGCTGAGGCTGAAGCCGGGGTTCTGTTCATGTCTCGCGACGGCAAAGTGGCCTTCCGGAACCGGGTCGCCAACTCCGGGGCGGTTGCCTCGTTCAGTTTCACCGATTCTGAGATGCAGGCATTGACCGTCGCCTACGACGATGACTACCTGTTCAACGATATCCGCATCGCCCGCGAGGACGGCGCTCAAGTGACATTCGTCAACGCGACATCGGTGACCACTCATGGGCGCCGGGTGCTCACCCGGGATGTGATGCCGATGGGCAACGACGCCGAAGTCCTCAACGTCGCCGAATGGTTGGCGGAGGTCTTCGGGATCCAGCGGCTACGGGTCGAAGGGCTGACCCTGAAAATGTATGCGGGGGCCTCATACCTGGCCGATGTGTTGAACCTCGAGCTCAGGGATTACATCAACGTCACGCATGTGCCTCCTGGTGGGGACACCATCGACCAGGACTGCGCGGTGGAGGCGATCCAGCATGAGTGGATGCCGGGGGACTGGACGACCTATCTGAGCGTTACCCCGCTGTCGACCTTCGAGCTCCAAGAGTATTGGATTCTCGGCACGTCTCAACTCGGCACAGAAACGAGGGTGGCATGAGTTTTATAGCTCCGACCGACAGACCACCGGGACAGTTGTCACGGCGGCA